TACTGGCAAACAAGCATGGCTTAAACTACAGAAGGATGGTAAGATACATGGACGTGTCAATCATATGGGTGCAGTTACTTCACGCTGTACGCACAACAACCCAAACATTGCTCAAGTCCCTAGCGTTGGGGCAGAGTATGGGACTGAGTGTCGGTCTTTGTTTCATGCTCCTCATGAGTATAGTCTTCTGGGGGCTGACGCTTCTGGACTAGAGCTACGTTGCCTTGCTCACTACATGGCATCATACGATGATGGTAGCTACTCTCAGGTAGTCCTTGAGGGTGATGTGCATACCACAAACCAAGAAGCGGCTGGTCTACCTACACGTTCCAATGCCAAGACATTCATCTATGGATTTTTGTATGGTGCAGGTGACGAGAAGATTGGTAAGATTATTGGTAAGGGTTCAGGTGAAGGTAGGAAAATCAAGAAAAAATTTCTAACTAAACTACCTGCACTAAAGTACCTGAAGGATGCCGTATCTGATGCGGCAGAAAAACGTGGTTGGATTAAGGGACTTGACGGACGTGTCATTCCGATACGTCACAGCCATGCCGCACTTAATACTTTACTTCAAAGTTGTGGTGCAATCATTTGTAAAACTTGGTATGTTCGTATTGCCGAAGCTATCAAGGAAGCTAACTTAGATGCAACAATCGTAGCGTTTGTACATGATGAGGTACAGCTACTAGTTAAGAAAGGACAAGAAGATGAGACAGGCAGAATTATTCAACGATGTATGCGAGACACAGAACAGCAGTTCAACTTCAGATGCAGACTTGACAGTGACTACAAGTACGGAAGTAACTGGGCAGACACCCACTAACATTAACTGTGTCTTTGAAGACGGTGAGTGGTGGTACTACGGACAAGCTAACGGTAGACGTAGACTAGACTCACACAACAAGAAGAACATTCATATGTATGTTAATGGTAAGTACGTGTCTAAGTCACACCCTCTGTGGAAAGCAGGTAGGTACAAGTCATTCAATGATGCCGCTTTCTCTAGTTTGCAGAACTACACTAGTAGTAAAGAAGGTCAGGTGTACATCATTACTAACTCAGCATGGCCTGAGTGGGTAAAGATTGGTATGGCTATTGACGCAGAAGACAGGCTCAATGGTTACCAGACTAGCAGTCCAATGCGTGACTACAAGTTGATGTACTCTGTGTCTACAGAAGACAGACGTAAGGCAGAAGCTCTTGCCCATAAGCAAGCTGGTAAGATTGCAGAGCGTAGGGGTGAGTGGTTCAAGATGTCAGTAGCACAAGCAAAGGAGTGCATACAGCATGGACTTTGATTTCTTTTTCAAGATGGTTTGTACCATCAGCTTTGCAGGGGTTACCTTTGTACTATGTATCAAGTGGATTGTTGAATCATATCTTGATTACTTACAAGTAACGACAGGTATTAAAGTGATTACCCATGCAGAGTTGAAAGACAAAGAACTAAGAGAAGACAGAGAGGAGAATAACGATGACCCTTTTGCTCATTGATGCAGACATCATAGCCTTCAAAGCTTGTGCTTCTGCTGAGACACCAGTAAATTGGGGTAATGGTTTATGGACACTACACTGCTTTGAAGATGAAGTAGCTGTAAGACTTGATGACCAGATATCCAAGCTAACAGATGAAGCACCTGTACAAGATTGCGTACTTGCTTTGTCGGACAAGACCAACTTTCGTAAAGAGGTTGCACCTTACTACAAAGCTAACAGAACAGATGTGCGTAAGCCTATGCTTTTACCTTGGGCTAGGCAGTATCTGATTGACAAATACAACACAATAATTTACAAAGGATTGGAGGCTGATGATGTCCTTGGGATACTTGGTAGCAACCCTACCTCGAATACCATCATATGGTCAGAGGACAAAGACTTACTCACAATCCCTGCCAAACACTGGATTGATGGAGAAGTATATGAACAAGACCAAGATGGTGCAGACTATAACTTCTATTACCAAACTCTTGTTGGTGATAGTACAGACAACTACAAAGGCTGTCCTAAAGTTGGGGCTGTTACTGCCCATAAACTTCTTGGAGCTAGTAGCTCATGGGACACAGTTGTCACTGCGTTTTCTAAACAAGGTTTATCAGAAGATGTAGCAATCGAACAAGCAAGGCTAGCACGTATCCTACGTGATGGTGAATATGATACAGACACAGGAGAGGTAAAGTTATGGATGAGCTAGAGCAACCGTCAATGCTAGACGATATGGTAAACAGTCCACCCCACTACGCTGAAGGTAAGATTGAAACCATTGATTACATCGTGGATGTACTAGGTGAGTATGAAGCTTTGAGCTACTGTCAGGGTAACGTAATTAAATACACTGGCTCTCGTATGTTCAAGAAGAACAACCCCATTCAGGATGCAGAGAAAGCTATCTGGTATCTGAAGAAGATGATAGAACTAATGAAGAAAACAAAAGGAGTAAACTGGTAATGATGAACTTTACAGAGTACCAACAACAAGCAGTCAAGACTGCCGTGTACCCTAAGACGTATTCTATTTCATACCCTGCCTTGGGTCTAGCTGAAGAAGCTGGTGAGGTAGCTGGTAAGATTGCTAAGATGATGCGTGATGGTATTCCTCTGGCAGAACAGAAGGAAAAGATTGAAGCAGAGATGGGAGATGTCCTGTGGATGCTGGCGGCTCTTGCACATGATGTAGGTTTATCATTGCAGATGGTTGCTATTAAGAACGTAGATAAACTTAAAGCACGTCAGAGTGCAGGTACTCTACATGGGGAAGGTGATAACCGATGATAAGTAATCACCTACCAACAGACTACCAGACGTTCATTGCTACTAGCCGCTATGCACGGTGGCTAGAGGAAGAGAACAGGCGTGAGACATGGGGTGAGACTGTATCACGATACATTAACTTCGTATCAAAGAGCGTACAGCTACCTAACAAAACATGGGATGACCTAGAGACTGCCATCCTAAACCTAGACATCATGCCTTCAATGAGAGCATTGATGACAGCAGGGGTAGCCGCAGAGCGAGACAACACCTGTATCTATAACTGTAGCTACCTACCAGTAGACCACATACGTGCCTTCGATGAGGCCATGTATATCCTACTATGTGGTACAGGCGTAGGCTTCTCAGTAGAGCGTCAGTCTATTACCAAGCTACCTGAGATTCCAGAGCAACTAAACAAGAGTGATGATGTTATCTCTGTTGCAGACAGTAAAGAAGGTTGGGCTAAGTCCCTACATAAACTACTATCACACCTGTACTCTGGTGATATTCCTAAGTGGGATGTATCTAAGGTACGTCCAGCAGGTGCAAGGCTCAAGACATTCGGTGGACGTGCATCAGGTGCTGAACCACTGATTGAGTTGTTTGACTTTGTTGTAGCCAAGTTCAAGGGTGCGACAGGTCGCAAGCTCAACAGCCTTGAGTGCCACGACATCATGTGTAAGATTGGTGAGGTTGTAGTAGTTGGTGGTGTACGTAGGTCAGCTATGATTAGCTTGTCTAACCTGAGTGACACACGTATGGCTCATGCTAAGTCAGGCTCGTGGTGGGAGAACGAGGGTCAACGTGCGTTGGCTAATAACTCTGCCGCCTACACAGAGAAGCCAGACATGGAGACATTCATCCGTGAGTGGCTATCACTAGTGGAGAGTAAGTCTGGTGAGCGTGGTATCTTCAGCCGTGTTGCGGCAGACAAGCACGTAGAGAAGAACGGCAGACGTGAGACAGGACATGAGTGGGGTACTAACCCATGCTCTGAGATTATCCTACGTCCTTACCAGTTCTGTAACTTGACTGAGGTTGTGGTGCGTGAGAGCGATAACCTAGATACACTAAAGCGTAAGGTAGAGCTAGCCACACTGCTAGGTACTATCCAATCTACGTTCACTAAGATGCCTTACTTGCGTAAGGTGTGGCAGAAGAACACAGAGCAAGAGCGTTTACTTGGTGTATCACTAACAGGTATCATGGACAACAGGCTACTGTCTAAGTCTGTGGACAGCCCACGCTGGCTGGCTGAGATGAAGCAGGTAGCTATTAATACTAACGCTAAGTATGCAGAGAAGTTTGGTATCGAACAGTCAGCCGCTATCACCTGTGTCAAACCATCTGGTACAGTGTCACAGCTAGTTGATAGTGCCTCTGGTATCCACGCACGTCACAGTGAGTACTATGTACGTACAGTTCGTGGTGATAACAAAGACCCACTAACACAGTTCATGAAGGATAGTGGTATCCCTGCTGAACCGTGTGTAATGAAGCCTGATGCTACTACAGTCTTCAGCTTTCCTATGCGTTCACCGATGGGTGCTATCACTCGTAACGATATGACTGCACTAGAACAGCTTGAACTGTGGAAGACCTACGCACTAGCATGGTGTGAACACAAGCCATCTGTGACTATTACAGTACGTGATGCAGAGTGGATGGAAGTGGGAGCATGGGTGTACGAGAACTTTGACATCTGTTCTGGTATCTCCTTCCTACCACACAGTGACCACACATATGCACAAGCACCCTACCAAGATATAGACAAGGAACAGTATGAAGAACTTAAAGAACAAATGCCTAAGACGATTGATTGGGCATCTCTTGCTCTATATGAGAAAGAGGACAGCACCTCAGGGTCACAAACTCTAGCTTGTACGGCTGGTGCTTGTGAAATTGTAGACATCTAACCGTTTAGATTAGGGGGTTTAATCGCCCCCTATTTCTAAAGTTGACCTATAGGCAATTAATTATGAACATATTCAATCAAGAACCAGTTCCATCTATAGAATTAATTAAACATCTCAAGGAAAAATATCCAGATAAACTTCCAATTAGTAAAGTTTCCTTAGAGGAACTTAGTTATCTGCAAGGCCAGCAGAGTATTATACAACAGTTGGAAGTGTTGTACAACCAGAATGAGGATTAACGACAATGTGTATGTCATCACCAAAATCACCAACACCTGTAAAAGTTGCTCAAGCACCACCAGTAACTGCATCTACACCAGAGTTTGAAACAGAACTAGCTGAAGTAGACACTGCGGCACAGCAAGCAGGTAAGAAGAAGATGGGTAAAGGTAAACTAAAAGTAGCTCCTAAAGACCCATCACTGTCAGTTGGCGGTGGACAGGGCGGTTCAGGCTCTGGTAATGGAGTAAATGTATCCACGTAAGGGGTAACAATATGTTAGAGAATACTGAAGGCAGTGCGGCAAAGCGTTACGCACAGTGTGAGACAGGTAGAGATACCTTCCTACACCGTGGGCGTGAGTCAGCAGAGCTAACAATTCCTACACTCTTGCCCCCTGATGGACACAGTAGTAGTACTATTTATCAAACACCTTATCAGGGTGTAGGAGCTAGAGGTGTAAACAACCTAGCATCCAAGCTACTACTTGCACTCCTTCCACCTAACAGTCCATTCTTTCGTCTTACTATTGATGACTTTGATGTACAAGAATTGGCAGGGGCTGAAGCTCGTGGTGCGGTAGAGGAAGCTCTATCTCGCATTGAACGAGCCGCTATGCAAGAGGTTGAATCTGAAGCAATGAGAGTACCAGTGTTTGAAGCACTGAAACAACTTATTGTTACAGGTAACGCACTGCTTTATATGCCAAAAGAAGGCGGCATGAAAGTATTCAAACTTGACAGGTACGTAGTCAAGCGTGATGCAATGGGCAATGTGCTTGAAATTATTACTAAAGAAAGTGTTAGCAGTAAGATGCTACCGCTTGACGTACAAGAAATGCTTAATACCACAGACGCAGATGCGTATGGTGCTAAGAGCCTAGACCTGTATACACACCTAAGTCGTACTGATAAGGGTTGGGAAGTATACCAAGAAGTCTCTGGCATGGAGCTACCTAAGTCTCGTGGTAAATTTAAGATTGATGAAAGTCCTTTTATTCCTCTACGCTTTACTCGTGTAGATGGTGAGGACTATGGACGTGGTTATGTAGAAGAATACATTGGTGACCTAAAGAGCCTTGAAGGTTTGACTAAGGCTATCGTTGAAGGGGCGGCGGCTTCTTCTAAAGTGTTATTCATGGTACGTCCTAACGGTACAACAAAAGCAAGAGTACTAGCTGAAAGCCCTAATGGTGCTATCGTTAGTGGTGATGCACAGGATGTATCTACACTACAGGTACAAAAGTCAGGTGACTTCCGTGTAGCTCTTGATACTGCGCGTACTATTAATGACCGACTGTCCTACTCATTCCTTATGAATAGTAGTGTACAACGTCAGGCTGAACGTGTAACGGCAGAAGAAGTACGTTACATGGCACAGGAACTAGAGTCTGCACTAGGCGGTGTTTACTCTATCTTATCCCAAGAACTTCAGATGCCTCTGGTAAATCGTATCCTAGCATCAATGACACGCTCTGGTAAGATGCCAAAGCTTCCTAAAGATTCTGTCAAACCTACTGTGGTTACAGGTGTTGAGGCACTTGGACGAGGACAGGACTTGAACAAGCTTGCTACTTTCTTACAATACCTACAGCCACTAGGCGCACAGGTTATTGCAAGTGAGATGAACCTAAGTGATTACATTGACCGACTAGGCGCAAGTCTTGGTATTGATACTAATGGTCTTATCAAGTCTCAAGAACAGAAGGCTATGGAAAAACAACAGATGATGGAAGCCCAACAACAACAGATGCAACAACAAACTATGGCGCAGATGGCTGTTCGTGGTACACCTGAAATGATTAAACGTGGTGTCGATATGACACAACAACAAGCTCAACAGGGAGAAGAATAATGGCAGTTCCTTTGCTATTGATGGCGGCTAAGATTGTTGGCGGTACTGCCGCACGAGCCGCCTTGAAAAAAGGTGGACAAGCCGCACTACGTGCTATTGTACGACAGGGTGATAAAGCTAAAAAGTTAGCTAAGAAACCAACGTCAGGTCAGCAACAAGTAGAGAAGGCTACAAAAGCTCAACGTGCTTATGCTAAAGGACAGGTAAAAGCAGGGGCTGTAGCAGGTGCGGCAGGTGTAGCAGGTACAAAAGCCGCTACTAAAAAAGAAGAAAAGAAATCTACACCTACACCAAAGCCACGCCCTGACCAGCGTACTAACCCTTCCGACTTCCCTACCTATAAGAAAGGTACTAAGTCAGCTAAAGCTTTTCAAGAAGCATTTGCAAAAGCAAAAAAAGAAGGTAACAAAACTTTTAAGTTTGAGGGACGGACTTATAAAGTAGAGACAAAAAAATAGAGGATTAAATGACAGACAGATTAAACACACATAATCCAGAAACAGAAATGGCAGAACCAGCAGAACACACTGCCGCAATGCTAGAGAAGGCTGACCAGATTGAAAAGAACAATCAATCTGAAGAAAGACCTGAGTGGCTTCCTGAGAAATTTAAGTCAGCAGAAGACATGGCACAAGCCTACAACTCTCTAGAACAGAAACTAAGCTCTAATAATGAAGACGATGATGAGGGTGAAGTTGAAGATGTAGACCCATCAGAGGTAGAAGAAGTACCCTCTAGTGGTGAAGTAGAAGAAGTACTAGATAAAGTAGGTCTAGACTTTGATGTGTTCCAACAAGAATACAGTGAGAATGGTGAGCTATCTGCGGATGCTTATGAAGTTCTAGAAGAAGCTGGTTTTCCACGCTCACTGGTAGACAATTACATACAAGGACAAGAAGCACTGACAGCAGTGAACACTGAGTCAATGTATGACATTGTAGGTGGTGAAAGTAATTATGAACAGATGACAACTTGGGCAACTGAGAATATGTCTGAAGGTGATATTGATGCTTTCAACACAACTATTGAGACAGGTGATGCAGACCTTATGCGGTTTGCAATACAAGGTCTAGAGGCAAGGTATCGTTCCGAAGTAGGAAATGAACCACAGCTTATTCAAGGGAATAATGCTCCTGTATCGGGTGGGAAATTTGATAGTGCCGCTGAACTGACTGCGGCTATGCGTGACCCCAGATACGCCAAAGACCCTGCCTACCGAAATACTGTTGCCCAGAAATTGGCACGTAGTTCGGTGTTTTAATCTGTCTCATGGGAGTGAGGGATGTCTCCTTTCCGTCCCTCTCTCCTTCTAAATACATGAATACACCCCTGAAGTTAAGCCATTCGTGCAAAAGTTTCGCTACCTTAGGACGTTATATATGGTCGCTCTTGGCAGGTGTCAGGTCGAGGAAACAGGTAATGCTGTCCTCGCCCTTATTATGTATTTAGAAGGGGACTTCCCCTAACACGAAGCAAGACTACAAACTATTACCACTGACCCCTTGCGAGGGACAATCTTTGATAAAGGATGTAATAAATGCAGAGTGTGTTTTACTCAACATTTTTTACTAAGAGGTAATTAATCATGGCAATGCAAGCCGCTTCAAACCCAGCTTATGATGTAAGCTATCAGGGTCAAAATAACAATACAGGTGATGTTCGTAACCTGTTCCTAAAACTATATGCTGGTGAAGTTCTTACAGCTTTTGAAGAAAAGAACATCATGATGCCTTTGGTACGTACACGTACTATTTCAAAAGGTAAGTCAGCATCATTCCCAATGACAGGCCGTGCGTCTGCTGAATACCTAACCCCAGGAAATGAAATCACTGGTGGTCAGATTCGTGCAGGTGAGCGTGTCGTGTCTATTGATGACCTGTTGATTAGCTCACAGTTCATTGCAAACATTGACGAAGCAATCAACCACTATGATGTACGTTCTATCTACTCTAAAGAAGCAGGTATCGCACTTGCTAAAGAAGCAGATAAGAACATCCTACGTCAGGCACTTAAGGCTTCTCTAGCAAGCAACGCAACCCGTGCTGGCGCACTTGTTCAGGATTACACTTCATTCACTGAAGAAGACTTCACTGACAACGTGACAATCGGTGCGGCGGCGGCTGACGCTACAGACCCAGCCAAGCTAGCAAAAGCTATCTTTGATGCTAAGAAAGAAATGGACACAAAGAACGTACCATCAGACGGTGCTTTCGTTGTTCTGCCACCTGCTCAGTACTACGCTCTTATGGACGTATCTGACGGTTCTAAGCTGACATTCATGAACCGTGATTACGGTGGGAATGGTTCAATCGCATCTGGTACAGTACCAATGATTGCTGGTATGCCTGTGTATATGTCTAACCACCTAGTAGTATCTGACCTGATTGAAACAGCAGGTGCTTCTAAGGGTCAGTCAAAGGGTCAACGCCCACTGGCTAACACTGCTGGTTCAGGTCGTACAACTGCATACGACATCACTAACGTTACAACAGATGGTGTAAACCTTGTTGACATTGCGGCAAAAGCTCGTGGTCTAGTTATGAACCAAGACGCTGTTGCTACAGTTAAGTTGTTGGACTTGGGCGTAGAGTCTGAGTATCAAATCAACCGTCAGGGTACATTGATGGTAGCTAAGTACGCAATGGGGCATAACGTCCTGCGTCCAGCTAACGCAATCGCACTTCTGTCTGCGTAAGCATAGGAGAGGGGGAGTTTCGGCTCTCCCTTTTTTACCATGAATAAAATGAAAATTCCAAAGAAGTCTCGTGTAAACGAGGCAGGTAACTATACCAAACCTACTATGCGTAAGCGACTTTTTAATAGCATTAAGTCAGGCACTAAAGGCGGTAAAGCTAATCAGTGGTCTGCACGTAAAGCTCAGTTGCTTGCTGTTAAATATAAGAAAGCTGGTGGAGGGTACACTACATGAAACCCCCACAGCAAAGCCTAAAGAAATGGACAAAACAAAAGTGGCGCACCAAGTCTGGTAAGAAGTCTGCTGATACTGGTGAGCGTTACTTACCTGAAGCGGCTATCAAATCCTTATCAGCCTCAGAGTATGCCGCCACATCTAAAGCCAAGCGTGAAGGTACACGTAAGGGTAACCAGTTTGTCCGTCAACCTCTAAAGATTGCAAAGAAAACTGCAACATATAGGACGTAGTAATGCCAAACGTAGGTACAAAAACATTTAAGTATACTAAAAAAGGCGTAGCCCAAGCTAAAGCAGAAGCTAAGAAAACAGGGATGCCTATCAAAAAAAATAAATATATGAAGAAGGTGTAACATGGCTATTACATATCGTGGGGAAACCTTTGCAGGTTACAACAAACCTAAACGAACTCCAAAGCATCCTAAAAAGTCCCACGCTGTGTTAGCTAAAGAAGGTAAGACAATCAAGCTAATTAGGTTTGGTCAGCAGGGAGTTAAGGGTGCAGGTAAAAACCCTACATCAAAAAAAGATAAAGCTCGTAAAAAGTCTTACTATGCAAGACATAATGCTCAAGGTAAACCAACTTCTAAACTTAGTGCCAAGTACTGGTCACATAAAGTTAAGTGGTAGTAGGAGAAAACAATGCCAAGTCCAGCAACAAAGCTTGAAGCTATTAATACTATGCTGTCAGCAATCGGTGAAGCTCCTGTTACTAAACTTAACTCAGGTTTGGTTGAAGCTGATATCGCTGAAACAATACTAGAATCTGTAAGTCGTGAAGTACAAGGACAGGGGTTTAACTTTAATAGAGAGTTAGATGTAACATTTAACCCTGATTCAAATAATAATATCACACTGCCTACTAATATTCTCAGGGCAGACACTACTAATAAAACTAATAATAAAGACCTTGTACAACGTGGCAGTAAGATGTACGACAGGAAGAAGAACACCTACACTATTACTAGTGCTGTCTATCTAGACACCGTAGTAATGCTAGAGTTTGTAGACCTACCTGAAGTAGCAAAGCGTTACATCACACTTAGAGCATCTCGTATGTTCCTAGACCGTGTTGTTGGGTCTGCCACACTACATGGTTTTACAGAGTCAGATGAAAATAGAGCGTTGCTAGAGCTACGTGATATGGAAGCTGAAGCCCAAGATTTCAACATCTTTAACAACTTTGATACATACAATATTATTGACCGTATCGGAAGCACAAGGACTATAGAATAATGGCACTCGTTAGTACATCCATTCCCAATCTCATTAACGGTGTATCAGAACAACCACCGTCCGTCAGACTACAAACACAGGGTGAAGAACAGCAGAATGGATTGTCTAGCGTAGTAGATGGTTTGATTAAAAGACCACCTACAGAACATAAAGATTTCTTTATTACAGGCTTGTCAGCACAAGAAGAGCTTGACATGGCTAAAGCTTTTGTACATCCTATCAGAAATTCTGACAACACTCTACACTTTATGGTCATCGAAAAAGATGGCACTATGAATATATGTGACAGTTCTGGTACTACTAAATCAATAACTAACAATGCAAGTTCTTACTTATCAGGATTAACTAATCCAGCAGAAGAGCTTACTGCTACTACTGTAGCTGACTATACATTCTTAGTAAACAAAACTAAAGTAGTTGCTAAAGATTCTACTAAATCTAACGCACGTAATCCCGAAGCTCTATACTTTGTAGCTAAATCAGACTACAGTACAACCTACACTGTTAAGATTACTAAGGGTGGTACAACGTATACTCGTGCTATTACTACAATGGCGGCAACGCATACTTCTGATGCAGACGTACAGACCGCAGAGAAGTCTATTCAAACAGATAGAATTGCTAGAAACCTAAGGTTTGATACTACAACTGAGACTGCTTACTACGGTTCTACAGCAGGTTCTTCTATTTCAGGTTTGACGTTTACTACTTATGGTAACGTAGTTCACATCCAAGGTAATACAGCTAATGATGACTTTACTATCGAAGTAACAGATAGTAGAGGTGGTGAACAACTACGAGGCTTTAAGGGTGAAACACCTGACTTTAAGAAGTTACCAGCAGAAGCACCCCTTAACTTTGTTATTGCTGTTTCAGGTGATAATCAAAAAGGTCAAGACGATTACTATGTAAAGTTTACACGTAATGTTGCTAATGGTTTAGGAGTGTGGAAAGAAACAGCTAAACCTAATATTGATATTGCTTTAGATGCGTCAACTATGCCGCACACTCTCATCTATGATGGTACTTCTTATACTTTTGATAAAGAAACTTACGAAGAACGTAAAGTAGGTGATGACCTAACTAACCCATTCCCTTCATTCTTAGGTAATAAAATTAACGATGTGTTCTTTCACAGGAACAGATTAGGTTTACTGGCTGATGAGAATGTAATCTTTAGTGAGGCTGGTGAATACTTTAACTTCTTTAGTAAAACTGTACTTACTCTGGTTGATAGTGCGCCTATTGATGTGGCGGTTTCAAACAACCAAGTGTCGATTCTAAGACACGCTGTACCGTTTAACGAAAGCTTGTTACTCTTCTCTGACTACTCACAGTTTAAACTGTCAGCTACTCAGATACTATCACCAGAGACTGTATCAATAGACGTTGCTACACGCTTTGAGACAAGCCTTACAGCTAAACCTGTAGGTGCAGGTAAGTATGTATACTTTGCTACACCTGCTGGGGCTGGTACAGGCATCAGAGAGTACTACGTTGACTTAGATGCTGAGACTAACGATGCCGCAGAAATATCTGCACACGTTCCTACCTATCTAAAAGGGTTACCCCTTGCTATCTCAGCGGCGGCTAATGAAGATATGCTTATTCTTCAAACAAACGATGACCGTTCTACTGTATTCCCTTACCGTTACTTTTGGTCAGGTAGAGAGAAGTTACAATCATCGTGGTCTAAGTGGACTTTTGGCGGTGATGTACTAGGGATTGAGTTTGACCAAACTGATATATACTTTGTAATTCAGTACGGTTCTAAAGTTGCCCTAGAGAGGATGAATTTATCTAACGATGATGCTTTAGAAGATACTACATTTCCTGTGCATCTAGATAGAAGGGTCAAGCTAACAAGCACTGACACTCTTCCCTACACTGATAGCAATGCGGTATATGTAACAGAAGCAGGAGCTATTGTTTCAGCCGCACAAGCACTAACCCATCAATCTGGTGGCGGTACAGTGTACGCAGGAGTACCCTATACTTTCCTATACGAATTTTCAGAACAACTAATGAAGAACAATAAAGAGTCAATTACTAGCGGTAGGTATCAGATTAAAACTATGTCTGTTACTTATGCTGATACTGGTTTCTTTGATGTAAAAGTAGTACCCCATAAGAACCTTCCTAGCTCTGGTAGAAACGAATACACTCGTTCCTTTACTGGTAGGGTGATTGGTTCAGGTACTAACGTACTAGGTACTGTACCTCTTGATACTGGTACATATCGCTTTACTGTATTAGCCAACGCTAAGAACGCTAAGATTACACTAGAGAGTGATAGTCACTTACCTTGTGCTTTTCAGAGTGCTGAGATTGAATCTGAGTTTGTTCTTAGGTCAAGAAGGATGTAACATGAAAGGACACTATAGACCATTCAAGTATGAAGACATTGAACCTATAGCTTCTCAAATGTGTGAAGCAGATGCAACTGAAGTAATGCTATCAGACGGACAAACACCGCTTGAGGCTTTGACTAAATCATGTGAGATGTCAGCCGAAGCATTTACTATTGTATCTCCTGAGGGGGAACTGTTGGGTATGTTTGGTCTTAGTTATATTGATGACCATGTAGGCAGTCCTTGGATGTTGACTACTGGTAAGCTTTCTAATTACAGTATGCAGTTCTTACGTGAAAGTCGTAGATGGGTAACCACAGCTAACAATCAAAGAAGCCTACTCCTAAATTACGTTCATGTAGATAACACTAATGCCATTAACTGGTTACGGTTTTTAGGTTTTAAGTTTATACGTGAAGTAACTTATGGAGTAGGCCAAGCACCCTTTTACGAATTTGTGAGGATAAAATAATGTGTAATCCACAAGCGGCTATGGCAGGAGCTAGTGCTGTTGGTTCTGTTATGGAGCATAACGAAAAAGTATCTGCATATAATGATACAGTTGATGCTAACAACAGAACAAGAACTAGTGCTATCGACTCTAGCCAATTACAAATTAGTCAAACTAGACTTAAAGAAGAACAACAACAAGGTAACATCTTAGAGCAAAAGTTTGATAACCTAATTAAAGGTATTGAAACTAGAGAAACTCTAAAGACTGCGGCACTTGAAGATAATATTGTAGGTAGGTCTGTTACTCTTGCACTTAATGATGCAGTAGCAGATAGACTTAGAAACGAAACACGTATGGAACAACAATCTAAGTTCTTTTCACAACAAGCTGACATGGATGCTAAAGGTATTCAAGCACAACTTGAAGGTCGTTTAGCACAGATTGTTGACCCATCACCACCAGATATGATGACCGCTATTGTTAAGGGTGGGGCTAATGCCGCATCAGCAGGTGCTTCTATGAAAGAAACATCATGGGGTGATATAGTTGGAGCTTAAGGAGAAACCAAATGGCATCTAAACGCAGTAAGGTACAACCACTGCAAAGGGTCGCACCTGCCACTGCTGTAGCTAGGCCAGTAGACACCTTTGTACAATATAGACCACCAGCTAGGTCACCTAACTCAGGCACAGCGTTGCTAAAAGCTCTTGCCGAAGTTAGTCCACAGATTGCTAAGATAGCACAAGGCAACAGAGAAGAGCGAGTAGCTAAAGAAAAATCAGCAGTTGACAACGCTTTCTTTAATGACCCAGAACAATTTGCTAAAGATGTAGCGGCTGGTAAGTATGCTAGTTTATCACAACCTGCTCAAATACTTGCTGATGAAAACATTGGTAAGCGTTTGTCAAGACAGTACGGTGCTTATGTAAACGAACAGTATACAGCACAGGGTATAGGTAACAGTGTAAACGCTAATGATTTTATGGTGTTTGAACAACAAGCAAGGCAACAGTTTGTAGCCAACAACAAAGATGCTTTTTCAAGCCCTAGTGTAACTAGAGGGTTTGCAGGTTCTTTTCGTACTTATACACAAAACTTAGATGCTTCTCATATTAGTAATGTAAATAAAAACATTGTAGCTAGAGACACTGCAACATATACCACAGGTTTAACTGAACGTATTGACGCAGTAATAAATGGTACTGTAGCACCTGAAGACTTTGCTAGTGAAATAGGTTTTGTAGAAACAGATACTAAACTAACTAGTGCCTTGTCAAATGCAGAACTTACAGACATTACACTAAACACTATTGTAGACTACGCACAGAACGCTGAAGGTTATGACTTTAATCAACGTAATCGTATCCTAGATTTAGCAGGTTCTATCCAAGCAGGTAATCAACCCTTGTCCCAACGTCCTCAAGCTATTATTGCTTTAGGTAAAGCTCGTGTAGCTGTTCTTAAACAGAAGCAAGCTCAAGAGTCTTTAGAAGAAACTGAGTTTCAAAGAGACAAACGTAAAGTAACAGACATGATTACTGCTACTATTGTTGAAAAACTAGGAACAGCTACTGACCCTAATGATGTAGGTTTATCAGACATTCTTAGTATTCAACAAATTGGTGAAGCGGCTATTTACTTTCCTGACATTAGAAAGTTTTATAAAGAACAACAAAACTTCTTTAGTAAAGAAAGTCGTGAAGTAGAAGGTAGTGATATTATTGCTATGCGAGGACAAATAGCTACAGCACGTACACCAGAAGAAGCTCTAACAATGCTTTTTGGTTTTCAAATGAGTGGTAAACTAAACAACAATCCAGATGTATTCAATACACTCTTTATGGATGTAAACCGAAAGAGAGAACAGAAGGCAAAAGGAATACCTTCTATCACTTCTGATGACAATTATCAGTTAAATTATAAAAAACTTAAAACTAACTTAGCTATTAAAATTGACGCTAATGGTGATATTGAAACATCAGATGCTCTTATAAATCTTATGGATAGAAGGCCAGATACTACTGCTGAAGATAGAGCTAAGATGGTTAAAGTTACTTTCCCAATCAGGGCTAAGTATCACAACCAGTTTCTTGATGAGATGCAGGACTTATATTTATCTGATGAGTATCAGCTAATGTCAGCTTCTGATAAATCAAAAGCAGTGCGTACACTTTACAAAACAATAATAGATGCTTTTACAGAAGAGATTAAAGCTCTAAATGGTTAATTTACAAAGGAGTCGGTATGACTGACGTAACACAAACCCTAGATGGGTCGGTAGCGGCAGAGGTTGAGGCAAACCCTGCTGTGCCTGAACAGGTATCGACTCCTGATTTACCAGATGAAACTACCCCAGAACCACCTCAACAAGACGAAAGTATGATTGTTGACATGGCTGAAGGTGTAGCCACAGGTTTAACTAGGGCTGGTAAAGAAGGTGCAGACTTTATTAATTCTGTAACTTTTGGTGTTTCTGATAAAGTTTCTCGTTTTATGAACGAACACGTAGCTGACCTTGGACATCTGGGTACTGATGCAGAAGGTAAAGTATTCTATGCTCGTGGTGTAGAACAAGCACTACGTAAAGCCGAAGAAGCTGGTATTGCTGAAGATACCCCAGAGCATACTAAGTTTGTACTAGACAACGTGCAGGAAACATATCTAACTGATGGTCTACAAACCTTTGCAGGTAACATGACTGCTGGTGTTACTCAGTTTCTTGCTGGTCTTGCTATTACTCGTAAAGTATCTGGTAAAGTATTTCAACCTACAACTAAAGCAGGTAAGAATGTAAAACTTGCTGGTGATGCAATGGCGGCAGAACTGCTTGCCTTTGATAAGTATGATACAAGACTGTCTAATTTTATTCAAGAGTTTCCTGCTTTAGAAAACCCAGTAACAGAGTACTTGTCAGCAGACCGTAATGACCCTGTAGCAGAAGCTATTTTTAAACAAGCTTTGGAAACCGCTGGTCTTGAAGCTATGGCTGTACCTTTTGTACTTGCTGTTAAAGCTTCAAGGGCTAACAAAGCTAACTTTGAAGAAACAGAACAGATTGTAGAAGAGCTAGGTAAAGCCCTAGATGACCTAGAAGAGCGTGATGTTATTGATTACATCGCTCAGACAGATGAAGAGATTGCGGCTTTTGTTAGGTCTGACGATACACTTAAGCAAGCCTATGAAGAAGCATCAGCACTTACTGGTGCAGAACGTACAGCGGCTCGTGGTGAAGGTCGTGCCTCTGCTATGGCAGAAAAGACAACCACTCAAATTAAAGAGATGGAAGCACAGGGTGCTGGCACTGTTGTTAAACAGCAAGACAGTCTAGCTGAAGGTGGTGATTGGGTAGTTAAGTGGGCTAGTAACCACGAAACTGATGAAGATGCTATCCTACAGTTTGTAAAACTTAATCGCCAAACAAACCCTAAGTTTCAAAAGTTTGCTGAACGCTCTATTGTTATGGCTAAGTTTGCAGACAATAACTTTACAGCAGTTGTAGAAAAGTTTAAGGGTGGTCAAGCTACACGAGAAGAAGCTGTAAAAGCTTTTAAAGCTGTAATGGAAATCACTCACATGACACAGGGTGCTATTTCTACATCAGGTCGTGTACTTAACCTAAGTAAGGTTATTGATGGTTGGGGTATGAATACCCTTAACGTAGCTTTAGAAAGCGGTTCAGCTTTTACTAACGGTAGTCAGCGTAGTCGCTATATGAACCTTATGGGAAAATACGCTTATCAAATTGGTAAGGCAGGTGGTAAGGGTGTAGACATTCTTAACGAATTGTTTATTAACTCTATCCTATCTGGTGTTAAAACACACGTAGTAAACATTGGCTCTAACACATTTAACATGGGTGTACTACCACTAGAAAAGTTTGCTGGTGCTGTACTTACAGGTAACAAGAAAGAAGCCCTTAAAGCTTTGCAACTATACCAAGGGTATGGCATAGCGGCTTGGGATAGTGTTAAAGGTTCTGTAAGTGCTTTGCGTAATGGTAGACCAATACTAGACTTCAACAGTTCTACACTAGAAGAAGGACTACAGCAACAAGCTATCCCTAACTTTCTAGGTGGTAAGGTTATAGGAATACCTACACGTTTACTTGCGGCAGAAGACGAGTTCTTTAAACAGATGAATTTTAGAGCTTTTGCTTTTGCAGAGGCTTCTGCTGATGCTAGAGCTAAAGGTCTTAAGGGTGCAGAAGCAAACCGTTATGTTAAGCAACAAGTAAATAAAGCTATTGATGAACAACTCCAAGCTTCTATTAATGGTAAAGCAAACTCTGCTACTGACCCTATAACTACTGGTTCAAGAGATTTTGCACGTAGAGCAACCTTCACAACTGAACTAGAAAAAGGTTCTATCACACGTAGTATACAAGATATTGCTGATAGACATCCACTACTACGTCAGATTATGCCGTTTATTAGAACACCTGCTAACATCTTTTCTGAGGTTACTCAACGTAGTCCTCTTGCTCCACTGTCTAAACGGTGGCGTGAAGATATGTTCTCAGGTAATAAACAGCGTATGGCAGAAGCAAGTTTACGCTTTACTACTGGTGTAGGTCTTGCAAGCTACTTCTATAACATGGCACTAGATGATGAGCTTACAGGTAGTGGTGCAGGTCTTACTCGTGACCAAGTTAAAGGTCTTGAAGATATTACAGGGTACGAAACTAACGCTATTGTCGATGAGGCAGGTAACTACAGTAAAGTATCTAGACTATCTCCTGTAACTGACCTACAGACTATCATGGCTTCTATTCGTGACCTTAATCGTTATGGTATGTATGATGAAGCTGATGAAATTGCTAGAGGCACAGTTCTTGTACTAACTGAATATGCTAGAGATAAAAGCTGGCTACGAGGTTTAGATGAGTTTATCAGTGTTGTAGAAGACCCTGCACGTAACGCAGAAAGCTATGGTGCTAACAAACTAGCGGCTCTTGTACCATTTTCTGGTCTACTCCGTTCTCTGAACGAAGACCCTTATATGCGTAAGATTAGTGAAATGTCTCAAGGTTATCTAAAGAGTATCCCAAGTAAAGTAAATATCATGGGGTTTGAATTTGATAATCCAAAAGCATCTACATTCAGTAGTGAAGCACTAGACCCTAATCGTAACTTTATTGGTGAGCCTATTGATGTACCTGAGTTTTGGGGTAAAAGTCTAAACTTAGAGTTTGCATCTCCTATGGGTTTCTCTGAGAAAAAGACAGACCCTCTTGCAGTAGCATGGATGGAAGCGGCAAAAGCAGGTACACCCTTTAGTGTTGGGCTACCACCTAAGACTAAGAATGGGATTGACCTAACAAGCTCTAAGTTTACCTTAGACTCTGAAGGTAACCCTATGAACCCTAACCGTCCAAAGCAAACAGCTTACGATATGTGGCAGTATATGACTAGTACTATCAAGATAAATACAGCTACTAACGATACAGGTATTGCTAACGCAAAACCGCTAACACTAAGAGAATCTCTAACAGAACTAGTACAAACTGAGGGATACAAAAAAGATAAAACTCTTGACCTACGAGTAGGTGACTTTGTATTCTCAGGGACTAAAGAAGAGATTATCCAAGACGTAGTGAAAGCTTATCGTGACCAAGCGTGGACTAAACTAATTGGTGAAGACCCATATGCTCTTGAAGATAGGTCACACATTGACGGTTATCGTTTGCTTTATGTACCAGATGCAGTTAATCAAAGGTTAGCAAAGGCTTATTGGACTCATAGTCTACTTAAAGAAGCAACAAAAAATCCTTTAGCTAGACAAACAGTACAAGATAATAGTAATGAGTTCCTTAAGGACTTAACAGGAGATATTGAATAATGTCTAATTCAGTGAAGCTATACAATAATTTAAGTGTAGCACAGGGAAGCTTTTCGTTTCCCTTTTCATACCTAAACGCTAACGACATTAAAGCTTATGTAGATGGTGTCTTAGTCTTTGAAAACAATGCTTCGACAAACACGGCAGTCAACGGTGTCACGTACACTGTTGCCTTCCAATCAGTAGGTGCAACAACTCTTACTTTTAGCCCTGATGTAATAGCAGGTAGTGATGTACGTATTCAACGTAATACTGACCTGACTACTAAAGCTGTTGACTTTGAAGATGGTGCAGTGTTGACTGAAGCATCTCTTGATGAAGCAGTAGACCAAGTGTTCTTTGCGGCACAGGAAGCTATTGACAAAGCAAACGACTCTATTACAGTTGATACTGATGACAAGTGGGATGCACAGTCAAAGGTTATTAAGAATGTAGCTACACCTGTAAACGCCAATGATGCGGCTAACAAGGACTACATCGACACGCAGACTGTATCTGCCGCTACGTCAGCCACCAATGCGGCTACGTCAGCTACTAATGCCGCCACTAGTGCTACTAATGCGGCAACTAGCGAAAGCAATGCGGCTACCAGTGAGTCTAACGCTTCTGCGTCAGCTACGAGTGCTTCTACTAGTGCAAGTACAGCTACGACACAGGCTACCAACGCTTCTACTTCTGCTACTAATGCGGCAACTAGTGCGGCTACAGCTACCACACAGGCTACAAATGCTTCGACATCTGCTACAGCTAGTGCTACCAGTGCTACAGCTAGTGCAACTTCTGCGACTGCTTCTGCAAGTTCAGCAACAGATGCACAGAGTAGCGAAGATGAAGCTGAAGAGTGGGCTACTAAGACTACAGGTATTGTAGCAAGTACAGGCTACTCAGCTAAAGCATGGGCTACAGGTGGTACAGGTGTTACCTCACAGTCAGGTGCAGGTGCGGCAGAAGAATGGGCTACCAAGACTACAGGACAGGTAGATGGCACTGAGTACTCTGCTAAAGAGTATGCCATTGGTTCTCAGTCAGGTCAGACATCAGGCTCTGCAAAGCAGTGGGCTTTGGGTGGTGGTGCATCATACGTTACTAATACTACAGTAGATGGCACAAACTACTCAGCTAAGTACTGGGCAGAACAAGCGGCGGCAAGTGCAGACTCCGTGGATGATACGTACCTTGGTGCAAAGTCATCAGCACCTACACTGGATAACGATGGTAACGCACTACAAACTGGTGCATTGTACTTTAACAACTCTTCAAATGACTTGTTCGTTTGGAATGGAACTTCATGGCAGGTGACTGCTGTAACAGCCTCTGGCTTTGCTACTGCTGGTTTCTCAATCGCTATGTCAATCGCTCTATAAGGATAAAAAATGGCACAGAATTTTAGACGTTATAGCCTCAATGCTGTCGGTACATCAGCCGCAGATATTCCTGATGGGGCTGACTTTGATAGCTACGATACGATTGTAGGTATCCACATGACTAACATTACAAGCAATGCTATTAACGTAGACTGCTACATCAACGATGGTACTAACGACATCTACTTGGTAAAGGGTGCGCCTATTGCCGCAGGTGGTGCGTTACAGGTACTTGATGGTGGAGCAAAGGTAGTAGTACAATCAGGTGACCGACTTTGGATTAAATCAGATACAGCAAGTTCACTGGACTGCTGGGTATCAGCCGTTGATGCAATCAGCACATAAGGAGTAGACTATGGGATATGTAGGTAATCAAACTACAAACGCCTACACCAGTATCACTAAGCAAGATATTACTGGTAATGGTGGTACAGCGTATACTCTTGACCATGCTGTAGCTAACGCTAACGAAATTGAAGTATTTGTAAATAACGTCCGTCAAGAGCCAGCAGTGGCCTATACGGTGTCAGGTACAGCTTTGACCATGACAGGCAACGTAGCGGCCTCTGACGACTTCTATGTGGTGTTTCAGGGTAAGGCAGTAGGTACTGTAGTTCCCCCTGATGACAGCGTGACTACGGCTCGTATTGTTGATGGTGCTGTGACTAATGTAAAGGTTGATACTGTTGCGGCTACTAAACTGACAGGAACTATTGATGATGCAAGGATGCCAGTAGGTTCTGTAGTTCAAACTTTATTTAACTCATACACTACAGAAACATCAGTCACTTCTACGACAAAGGGAAGTGGGACTGAAACTGGTTTAGAAATAACTGTAACACCTAAGTCATCTTCAAATAAATTATTGATACAAGCTAATGTTGCTATAGCTGACATAGCTTATACAACTGACTCATGGGTATCTTTTGAAATACATGATGGTAGCTCAATAGTTTATACTGAAGAACAAGCGGCATATTATCATAATGCCCCGGGGGATGAGTCATTTAGAACAAGAGCAACAATACTAACTCTTATTGATGCACCTTTAGGGACTACTACTTATAAAGTTAGAGGGTTTAGAAACTCAGGAAGTTTTAAAGCACAAAGAGATGGTAATCCTAGTCATATAGTTATTCAAGAAATACAGCAATAAGGAGGCTCTAATGGCATTATCTAAAATACTACCAGCCTCACAAGAGCAATACGCAGGGGCTAGAAATCTTATCATCAATGGTTCACAAGCTGTTGCCCAAAGAAGCACCAGTGCAACTGGACTTACCAGCACTGGGTATCACAGCATAGATAGATTTAGAACATCTTTGTTTAATGGCGGTACATGGACGCAATCACAATCAACAACTGTTCCGTCTGGTGAGGGCTTTGGCTATTCCTTAAAGATGGATTGCACTACAGCAGATACATCGTTGCTGGCCAATCATCATTGCATCTTACAGCATCACATAGAAGGCCAAGACTTACAGCAGTTAAAGTATGGAGCTTTATCTGCTGAAAGCATTACCTTGTCTTTCTGGGTTAGGTCTAGCAAAACAGGAACATACACTGTTGAGTTTGAGCAGTTAGGGAATACAAAGCAATACTCGCAAACCTACTCAATATCCACAGCAAACACTTGGCAAAAGGTAACCTTAACTATTGATGGCGATACTGCATCTTCTCTAGCCAACGATAACTCTTGTGAGTTGCGAGTAAACTGGTATTTAGCGGCAGGGCCTGATTACACATCTGGCACATTCAACAACTCTGCATGGGCTACAACAACCACTGGTAATAGAGTTTCTTCTAGTCAAGTAAATCTTGCAGACAGCACTAGCAACGATTGGTATATAACAGGCGTACAGCTTGAGGTAGGCGAGGCCACACCATTTGAGCATCGGTCTTATGGGGATGAGTTGCGTAGGTGTCAGAGGTTTTATGGTAAATATTATTTACATAAAGGTAGTGAATATATGACACATGGGGGAAACATTTCCTTATCATCAAACTTTTCTTTTCCTACCACAATGAGAGCCACGCCATCATCAAGTCATGTTCAAAATATAAATGCAAGTAACTGCAATAGTTCTAGCATTACTTTTGTTGATGTTGACGGTGCTTCTTATCAAGTAAATATGCACGTTACATCTGGGACAGTTAGTCGTAGAGATATTTATGCTTTTGATGCGGAGTTATAAAAATGGAAAATAATCTAAATATATCGTCTGCTCAATATGTAAAACATCAAGAAACGCAAGTCATAAATGAAGAGAATGTTTATGTAAATATTGGCGATAATATAGCAATAGATATTGTAGTAGATGATGAGACTATTCGTGTTCCCCTTGACCCAGCCAACCGCCACTATGCGGCTATCCTAGAATGGGTGGCTGACGGCAACACGATAACCCCAGCATCATAGGAGAGGCATATGCCTTATATCGGTAAAGCCCCTCTAGCTGGGCAATTCAAAAAGCTAGACGCTATTACTGTGGTCAACAATCAGGCCGCTTATACTATGCAGTATAACAGTAGTAACTTCAAACCAGCCACGGCAGAGCAAATCATTGTCTCTGTCAATGGCGTGGTACAAGCCCCTGCTGATGCCTACACTGTATCAGGGTCTACTATTACCTTCTCAGAGAACCTAGTCACTGGTGATGTCATTGACTTCATCGTGGCTCTAGGTGAGGTAGGTAATACTGTGACCCCTACAGATGGCTCAGTAGATATTAACAAGATGTCCTCAAGTATTATGAAGGACGCAGGGATTAGAGTGAACGACAACGAACTTACCAACGATGTAACCATTGCGGCAGATGAACGTGCGATGGTGTCTGGTGACTTCAAGGTGTCAGCTACTCTTACAGTAAACGGAGTGTTGACCATTGTCTAAATTATACGTTGATGAAATACATCCTAAAACTAGCGGTGGTACTACTTCTATTATAAAGCCAGCATCAGGTTCTATTATTCAAGTTCAGTATACACAAGTAACTGCTACCTCACAGTGGACTGTACAACAGCAGACAGATAAACAAATCACTGTGTTAGCGGTTAATATTACCCCAGTGTCTACTAATAGCATTATTAAACTTGAAGCTATGGTGAATGGTGAATGGGGGTCTGCAGGACCACAACATGGTTCAACTTGGTTTTTCTACAGAGATAGTACAAAACTTTCCGCTCCCGCAACGGGTAGTAGGAATGTAGGTGTTCTTATGGGAACAGCTTTAACTTACTATAGCACCGATAATGATTCTACTCCTGAACACGCCAACTATACCTACTTTGATTCACCCAACTCAACATCTCAAATTACTTACATGGTGGGTGTAAACCAACATGAGTCGGCAACATATTGGAACTTAAATAGAACTCACGGAGATAGCAATAGTCATGGTTATGAGCGTGGTGTTTCAATGATTTGTGCAACAGAAATTGCAGGATAAAGGAGATAAACAATGGCATCAATAATTGGCGTTGAAACGCTCCAACATACCAACGGCACTACTGCGGCTACGATTAAATCAGACGGTACGTTTTATCCTACTGGCGGTATTGTTCAAGTTAAGTCTATGAAGATTACTGCACCAATAAGCACTACCTCTACATCATTTGTAGATACTGGCTTAACATTAAGCATTACGCCTTCATCAACATCTTCTAAAATTTTAATAACTTATGATGCTGGTGTGGGTATATCTGCAAATGCAGGTGGTCAAGTAAATAGAATAATGAGAGACACCACAGAACTAATGAACAGAGGTGTTCATTGGAGTACGGCTGGTTCATCTTCTAGTACAACAAGTGCTAGTTACTTGGATAGTCCAACAACAACATCCTCTATTACATATAAAATTCAGTTTCTAACACAAAATTCAAGTAGCACAGTTACTTTTAATAACGGTTTTACTGGGTAC